TTTTGGGTTCATTTTTATAGTGGTTTGTTATAAATATTACGCATATATTTTGTGTATTTCTACTCTGGTCTAAAAAAAGAGCATATTCGTTGCGGATATGCTCTTTGTGTTTATTTTCTCGTTTTGTTGGTACGACGGCGACGAACGCGCTTGGATTTCTTCGATTTTTTTGTTCGGCGTTTCTTTGCTCCTCCATCAGTATCCATATTACATTTTGAGGCTTTAACCAGTTCCATTATTTTTTTAAACCCCGCATGATCATTATTAAGTTCTTTAATTTTATAATTAACTGGGTTGAAAAGCGTGATTTTGTTGTCTGAGTATTTACATTCAAATACTCCATTTAACACAGTCTCAATATCGTCACCATCACTATATTTCAAATCTGGTTTACTGTAATTGGCATTAGTAAATTCTATAGTAGTTTTATCTGGCATTGTTTTTTTATACAATAATGCTCGTTTTATTTCCTATATCTATCTTCCGGTTCTCCCGCCGCAGGATAAATCCCGTGCCACAAATGCATCTCCATTGTCTGCTCATCGGGTTCTAAGCCCCAGGTTTCATGGAATGCCTCGAAATCATCCTCGGTTTCAAACGCAACCGTCCTCTCTTTCACTGTTCCTCTAAATTCCCGTAACCGCTCCACCCAAACCGGAGCACAATACCCTAACCAATTTACACCCAAATATGCCTCTCGCATCGTTTTCAATAATAACCCGTCAAACTCCTGAGCCATGTATTTGGCCTGCGGACGGATAGGCCACTGACTCACCTTCGCTAAATACTTACGCGCCGGCTTCAAAGCCCCGACCGTCTCATGCCGTGAGTCTGAGAACCGCAACACAATCATCTTCTCTGGTTCCTCGGGCATCCTCGAACGCATCGCTAAAGTTCCGACCGCCGTTCCAAGAAGCCCATGGTCACTACCACCTGTACCGGATTGGAGCCATTCTGTATAAAATTCGTCCAATCTGCGCTTGAACCTAGGGTTCGTTTCTTCGTAATATTTCACATAAATTTCTCGGAGCCAATGCCAAACTTCGTCTGCGAACCCCGACCAATAGAGTTCGTAGGCCCAGAAGAGAGACTCCTCTCGACACCTCTCGCATATCGACCACACCAAACTATATTTGACGTGCAACTTCTCGTATAAATAACGTGTGAAGACCGGGTCCATTTTTTTGGAAAGAGAGTTTGAGTTCATGCGGTCTTCCAATCCAGATTAAAAAGAAATTCAATTTTACCAGTCTTTATATGTGCAAAAATTGAAAGACTTTATATTCCTTGGAACCTGCAGACATTCCTAAACCACCCGAATACTCTTGAACTCTTTTCCCTTTAAAAACACCATGTCGATTCTTACTGCCATTTATTACATTCTCGGATTGATTGTTGCTTTCGTGGTAATATCCGCAACAGTCATGTTTACAATTGAACTCTTCCATCACATGCAGCTCATAGCGGACCGATGCGACACTCTTGAAAAGGAACTCAAGAAGTACAAGGCCGCGCTTAAAACCTTTGAAGCCCACGCAGAAATCATGAAAGCCGACATGGGGGCTTTAAGCTCCGGTGCAGAAACCATGAAAGCCGACATGGGGGCTTTAAGCTCCGGTGCAGAAACCATGAAAGCTGACATAGCGTCTTTAAGTGCGGACATAGCCGGAATGTCGGAACACATGATGATGTCGCTGCAGGAAAGCATCGAAGACCTTTACGCCAGAGAGAAAAAGGCAAAAGAAGACCGCAAGGAGTCGCGCAACAGCATGAAGCTGTTGGACCGTTGCATGGTGGAGATGAGAAGTCGCATAACCGTGGTCGAATCCCGCTCAGAACAAACTGTTGAGAAGACAGATGACATCTTAGAGTGCCTCTCGCTTCTTCAGGAACGCATCGCCGCCAACGAGGAATCCGCCAAAACCGTCGCCGAAATCAAAGACTTTGTCCGCCACCTCCACGAACGCGGCTTGGCCAGCGATGACAAAATGGAACGCTTGAAAACAGAGACCCACAAACTACGCGCCGTCTTGCAACAACGCGCATCGGCACCTACCGAGGGACGCAGGAGTCCTTTGACGGAAGATTATAAATATAACTTTGGATTTTGAATTTTGTATTTGTTCTTGTATGCACATGTAATTAATAATTAAGTAAAAAATTGAAAGGAGAAATCCTTTTTCATGTTCTGAAAACAAATCAACACAACACACTTCTTTTAAACTCTCTCTCTCTCTAGCTCTCTCTCTTTGAAAAATGTCCGATATTGCGACTAGTGCCAGTGCTGCTGCTACCGCTAGTGCTGCCGCTGCTACTAGTGCTGCCTCAGCAAAATTCGTCGAATTCTTTTGGATAACCTATGTGATGGTAAGTTTCTTCCTCATCGTCGAAGTGTTCGATTCTCTCAAGCGTAACCGAGTATCCATCGAGAACGAAGAGCAAGACCGGAGATATCGTGTAGCCGACGTGTATTTCCGCCTCGACGAATTCGAAAAACGCTTGAATAATGTAGCGAAAACCAGCGACTCTAAATTCCAGCAATTGTTCAATCTTCATAATGCGTGCATGTCGCGCATCGAACACATGAACCAGCATATGAAAACCCGCGCCACCACAGAACGCTTGACCGAAGAATCCACCAAACGGAAAAACCTCGAATACCGTATCTACCGCGAACTACGCAACGTCTACCAAAATGTGGCTCTCATAACCGACGACACTGAGGATTATGAGGGCCTAGCAACAGAACATTTGAGGGAAATGAACTGCCGATTCTATAACCGCGATACCGACGCGGATTTGGCCATCAGCGATACCGAATAAAAATCAAACACAGGCCAAATACATGTTGACAACCCCACTAATTGACACAATTCTGTAGCCAAACGCTTCTTTTAAGAATCCGAATAGCTCGGGATTATCTCCATTGGATTCAAACAAAATCATAGGATATCCGGATTCGCGCAGAGTATGGAGCGCGCCTCTCAACACATTCAATTCGTTGTTTTCCACATCCATTTTTATGAAACCGACATTGGTCAAATGGAAGCTGTCGAGGGTTCTGACGCGAATGGTCTCTTCTCTTAGAATCTGTTCTTTGGAACTCGGGTTTAGAGAAGACCCGCCGCCATCATTACTCACGATTTTTAACGTCTGTTCGCCGACTTGTTCTTCGCTTCCTAGACCGAATGGCTGACAATCGATTGTGTAGCTAAGACCCGAAAGGGCGACGGAGCCGCACAATGCATAATAGGTGGCTCGCTGGGGTTCAAAGGCGACGACGCGCTCGAATTTATGAGCCAGGGAAATCGCGTAGGTTCCTGTGTGAGCACCAATATCGAGAAATATTTTGTCTTGCGACGCAAATTGTTTCGACCATTCAATGAGCTGGCATTCGAAGAGACCCCGCCGATGATAATAGTCGAGGTTGACTTCGGGCAAGATATGGATGTGCCTTAAACTCGGATTTAGGTGGTGGACATGATTGTCGGTGTTGTCGTCCGTCTTACTACTAGAAGGCCGACTCAACAGAAAATATTTTGTAGAGCCAGACATTTTAGGATATCCGTTTTTAATATTTATATTTTGGTTTGGGTGTTAATATATAACACGAGTAAAATGACTTCTTCTCGCCAATGCGCGTTGGTTTTAGTCGGCGAGAGTTTTCGTTTGGGGTCGCAAAATACGCGTGTGAGAGGGGTTCCCGAATCCCGAGACCCGCAATTCGCCGCTTGCAAATCACACGTAGAATTCATGGATTCGCTTCTCAATAAGCACGGAATCGAGACCGATGTTTATATATGTTCTTACACGACTCCTTATACCCAGGAATTGCTTGATATATATGGACCACGCGTCAAAAAATCGAAATTTTATGAAGACCCCATTGGAACACGCAATATTTATCAAGCCGCGATTGGACTGGTAGAAAAAGACCACGATTTTGTGTTGATTGTCCGCGTCGATGTCTTCTTGAAACCGCAATTTACGGAAATATTCGACCCGAATTCCGACAAGATACTGTTTGCGTCGATTTGCTGGAAAAAACACTGCATGGAAAACGGTTATTTGCGCGCGAATGACACTATTACACAAGTCCCTTCGAAACACATGCGCGTTTTGGACAAAATTGAGTTTGGCAATCATAGCGCATGGCATGGAGCATTGTGTTGTCCCGGAATAACAACGGACGATGTCGACACAATGTTGCGGACTTATCACGACAGCGATAGCGAGAAGGACTGGAATCCGTTGTACTATATTGTGAATCGGCCGGAAACCCAGACGTTTCACTCAGAGGGTGAGATTTTCAACAAATAATTTCCACATCAGGATTGATGTTGAGAAGTTGCGTGCGAATCTCGTCTACATAATATCCATTCTTTAAAATAATGACGCACTGGGTGTTCGATATAACCACCGGGTCAAATATCTGTAGGGACGACCCATATAAATAAAGACCATGTTTCTCTTTACAATTATCTAGGACCCCATTAAGGGTTCTGTCGAGGCCAATAGCCAACAGTATTTGCGTGTTATAAGACGCACCAAACACATACACTGGTTTTGTGGTTTGCTGGATGACAGTATTGCACTTCTCCACAAAATCTTCGTATTTTTTGATGAGTTCGAAAAATAGGGGTAAATAATCGTGGATAAATAGGACGTCGACAAGCGCAGGCTCGATCTTCTTGCACCGATAAATTGTGCTATGGTTCGTGTAATCCGTTATTTCCACAATTTCGAAGCCATGACGTCGCAACATGTAAGAAATATTATGCTTGTTCAAGAAAATGGTGTGTTCGAAGAATACGCCGGCGAACAAACAGAGCGATTTTTCTGTCAAGTATTCCATATTTGGGACACCGAATATCATTTCCCCGTCCTCTTTCAACAACCGATGACATTTCTTTAAAAATCGGTTTGGGTCGTAAATATGTTCGAATACGTGGGAATGGACAATGACGTCCACCGGCTCCGGAACCTCAGTCGTATCATCAAAAAATTCCTCTACAAACTCAATCTTGGGACCGAAATCTATTGACTTGTTCTTGTTTGGCTCCACAATATACCATCGATTGAAGTTGGCCGATTTACGAGCCAATTTGCCAGAGGGACATCCGATTTCCAACACCGTCTTGTTTAAAACTAGAGGATTGAGTAGGTCGGTCATAGTTTTAAAATATTCTTCCCACACCTTGCCCATGGATGTGTAATTATGAGAAGTTGCATAAAGTACAGCGGGGTCCATCAATTGGTCAAGTTGTATGGTTTTACAGTCTAAACACTGGGAAAACGAAAGAGTGTCAAACAGGTGGCCATCGGGCGATTCGATACATGAAAGGTTCACGGGAACATTTGCCAACTTGTAAATATGGTTCAATGGCGCATAGCATATTGCACAACGGGGTCTCTGCATTATTGAAATCGCGACAGAGGTATATATTTTGTGTAAAAATACCTATACAAAATAAATACGCGAACAGTATAAAAATGAACATTATTATTCCGGTTGGCGGGAAGGGCGAGAGGTTTTCCAAGAATGGATATGCAGAGCCGAAACCGCTCATACCCATTTTCGAAAAATGCATGATTGAATATGTGCTGGATTGCATTCAAACCGAGCAAGAAGACCAAGTCTACATCATTTATCATGTGGATTTAGACCGTCATCATTTCGCATCTAAAATCCTCGCAAAACATCCGCATGTCCGTTTTATCGGCATCGACAAACAGACGAGAGGCGCGGCGGAGACTCTTCTTCTCGGCATTCAAGCGATAGGCGCCTCCCCCCGTAAAAAATGCATGATTCTCGATTGCGACACATTTTACACCGAGGATATTGTCGGCCAGTTCCGAGAGTCCAATGAAAACATGGTCTTTTATACCAAAACGGTAGACCCAAATCCGATTTACTCTTATATCTCATTGGACGTCGCCAATCGAATCGTGGACATAAAAGAGAAAATCCGGATATCCGACAATGCGAATACGGGAGCTTACGCCTTCACAGATATGAGTGTGTTGCACAGTTATTGCCATTATGTGGTGGATACCGGAATTGTGGCCAACGGCGAACCCTATACATCCTGTGTCATATCCGAGATGTTGAAGGACGGACATGTATTCTTGGGAAGAATGCTGAATAAAGACCGAGTATTTTCACTCGGAACTCCGGAAGCCGTCGCCACATACGTCGAGAGGACACACGCCTTTTTATTCGATTTAGATGGAACCCTTGTAATAACCGACACTGGATATTATTATGCTTGGACACAAATACTCGCCAATTACAATATTGTGTTGACCCGCGAATTATTCTCGAAATTCATACAGGGAAATAACGACCGCCATGTCTTAAACACGCTGTTGGTGTCAGCTGGACTCTCTCTCTCCGAATTATCCGAATGGAAAGACCGGCTATTCTTGCAACATGTCGACAAAATCAGAGTCGTGGACGGGGCGAAACGGGCCATTTGTAAAATACGGGAGGCCGGACATAAATTGTGTATTGTCACAAATTGCAATCGGATAACGGCCGAAGCCATTCTTCGGAACATTCGCCTTCTCGACCATTTCGATTTTATTCTGTCGAGCGACGACTTCTCGGAAAAATCGTACAAACTCGCCGCCGAAAAGTACGGCATTGCGTCCAACAAATGCTTCGTGTTTGAAGACTCTAAAACCGGGATTTTGTGTGGAAAACGTTTCGCGCCGAAAGCCCTCATTGGCATCGAAACGGTTTATAATGGAGAGGAGCTTGCGCGTTATGGTGTGGATGTGTCGATGCCCGATTACACCCAATTTGACATCAACACATTGTTGAATGCGTCAAACGACCCTTTAAAACAAATCCGCACCAGTTTGCGAGCGATTTTCAACACAAGCGAAATAACGGTGGATGATGCGAAGTTGAAAGGCGGATTCATTGCCGACGTTATAAAGGCTCGAACCGGCTCGACACATTTAATCGTAAAATATGAGTGTGGCGACCAATGTCAGACCGGCCTCTCGCAAATGGCCAAACGTATCCGGATGTACGAACGCGAATATTATTTCTACGAATCCATCGCCCCGTCCATCAACGTCCGCATTCCCAAGTTCTATGGGTTTGTCGAGGACGAACGCGGCGCTAAAAACGGCATCGTGTTAGAGAACATGTTCGAGAGGTCGCATCGATTGAATCTGAATTTGAACACAGAATCAATTGATGTGGTATTAAAAGTGGTGGACCAGATGGCTAAACTACACAGTGCGTATTGGGGCAAACCTCTCAAACAGCGGTTCCCGGGACTCTACAGTTATTCCGATGAGCTGTTTTCTCCGTTTTTAAACGAGTTTGTAGAAGAACGTCGAGAAGCGTTCATGGCTCGGTGGTCAAATGTGTTAACCTCTCGACAACAATCCATATCAAACGAAATATTCGACCAGTATTCCCAGATTCAACGCCGGTTTTCGGATGGTAATCACCTGACATTCATACACGGCGATATCAAGTCGCCGAATTTATTCTACGGACCAGACAATGAACCGGTATTCATTGACTGGCAACATTGTGCCATAGGAAAAGGAGTGCAAGATTTGGCGTTTTTTATCTTGGAAAGTTTCGACATGGCAAATATTCGCGAAGTATTTCAATTGACGAAACGGTATTACTACATGAAATTGAAGGAATATGGTGTGGAGGAATATTCGCTGGAAGAATATGAGCGCGATTTGAACGATGCTCTGCGATTCATACCTTTTATGACGGCGGTCTGGTTCGGAACCACGCCACAGGATGAATTGATTGACCCGAATTTCCCATATTTTTTGATAACTAAACTGTTTTATTTATTGGCTGCCGAATAGTGCCTTGTCCACCGCAGTTGGGACACAAAAGGCTCGGTGGACCACAATGCCTAAAATGTAAACGCCGATAATGGTCGGGATATAGGGCAACTTGAGAAACCAGGCTATTAATATAGCGCCAACGAGGACGAACAAGACGTCGAATATGGCGACACCCATAAATCGGATGCTGTGTAGTCCAGTGTTCGGTTTCCCGAGGGCGTCTTTGTATTTGCAGAGAGGATTCGGCATTTTATATGATACGGGGATTATATGATATCTCGACATCATTATCGCAAATAACAGCTTAAACAACCGGCGTTGCAGAATATACAATGTTTCGATTTTTCTCTCTTCTCTTTTTCCTGTTTTCGTCCGCTTCTGCGTTGGGTGTCTCGAATAAACCGATGATTCGGGGACCCACGGCGCCATTGGAGAATGTCGCACTGTTTGACCAATCGGTCGTGGCAAAGGGCGTTCAACCCGCATTTATGCGTGAAGCCGAGCTGAAGCACGGAAGACTCGCAATGGTTTCTGCTATTTTGTTGCCTTTGATGGAACAAACGACGGATAAACCCGGAATCTATTTTTTCCAAGACCATCCTGACCTCGTCGGGTTGGGTCTGTCGTTTATGTTTGTTAGCGAATTCAGTTCGATGGTTCGCGGCTGGGAAAATCCTCTTGTGAAACCTTTTGGTATTAAAGAAGACTACCAACCGGGCGATTTCGGTTTCACATTCGGCGCCGATGAGGAGACCTTGGGAACTCAAATGGACCAAGAATTGAATAATGGCAGATTGGCCATGTTTGGCGTGTTGGGCATGATTGCACAAGAATTGGCCACTCAACAGCAACTGTTTTAGACCGATTCGAATAATAAAAATATATGTGTTATTTCATATATTTTTAGCCCAGCCCAGCCCATTACAAATACAAACTTTGTGTGGTGGCGACGGATTTCATAATCAGGCCATCCACGTCGGCCAATAAACGCATCAATCCAATAGCTTCGACTAAGCCTGGGAATGATTCGCAGACCGACGCCATTTCTTTCGTTATAGCGCTCACTTTCATGCACGCCTTGGTAAAATCGCCGGTGGACACACCCACCGCATTCAAATCCGTCAAAAACTGTTTGCAAGCCAATTCATCTGTCAGGCTACACCATTCCATCAGAGTATCCGCCATATCAAAACAGAGCGCACCCTCATAATCAATGCCCGTCCATACTTGCGCGTCCGTCTCTTCTCTTCTCAACACATCGTACCGTTCTTGGAGTTCAGTCATTGCCGCTAACACCCGGGCGTCCTCCGCTGAAGGACCGACCGCCTTCTGTTCACTCGGAACCCGGATATCCACAAAAGTCGACAAGAGCGACACCATTTGTTTGGCCGTCCAACCCGAAAACCAATCGGTCTTAAGAATCAACTCCGCCAAAGGAATCGGATGGGTCTCGCGCAAATTCGACGCGATTTGACCCAAAGGGTCCGACAAACGGTAGGTATCATTCCCCCGCTCAATAATCCCCCGCTTCAACAAAATACCACACACTAAATCCGTCTGTCGCTGCAAATACGATTCTGTTTCGGATACTTCTCGTTCTCGGGAAACTAGTTCTTGTTCTAGAGTCCGCACTTTGACCAGCAACCCCACATCCTCCACAATATATTTGTGTTGCGATTTCAGTGCCGTTATTTTGCGGTCAAGTTCCTTGCGTTTTTTATTGTTCGCCATGGACATTTGACTGAGAAGCGCCTCGTATTCCGTGCAAACCGCCAAAGACGACCGAATATAATTTGTGGCGGTGCGTTTCTCTTCCAGGGCCGTTTTTGTCCTCTCGACGTCTTTCCGGGAATCCGCCGCTTCACCTAAAATCGTGTTTTTGAGCATGCTCCGTTCGGCGAAAAGGTGGAGGTCTTGGTTCACGCCCTTTTTCAGGAGGCTCAACACCATATTGTAGTCGACGTGGAATTTGGAAACTAATGTCTGTGGCGTTCCGGATAAGATGTCTCGGTAGACCGCTTCTCCCGGAAGTCCGTTTTTAAAGAGGAGGGGAAGATGGACAACGTGGCCAACGGTGTCGATTCCACGCCGGCCGGCACGGCCGGCCATCTGCGTATATTCGTGCGCATACAAATACCGATTCGAAGCCCCGTCCCATTTAGAGATGCCCGTGAACACCGCCGTCCGGATAGGACAATCCAAGCCAATCGCAAAGGATTCTGTGGCGAAAAGCATGAAAATCTTCTTCTGGCTAATCATGATTTCCACGATTTCGCGCAACACCGGAATCATGCCGGAATGGTGAATACCGACGCCCTTTTCTAGAAGCGCAACGAGTGTCTTGTATTCCGGCAATTCCATATATTCCCGCCAATTCGGGAGACGCCGCACGATTTGCTCGCATTCACGGGCGGCATTATACGGAATCTTGGAATCGAAGGCCAGAATGTTCGCGGTCAGGTCTTGTGCGGATTGTTCGACTTGTTTCCTGGAAAACAAGAACACGATGGCGGGGAGCATGGTGTCGTCGATGTCGGGTTCGTCGCTGCCTTTCATGAATGTGGCGAGGCTGTTGAGAATGTGTTTCTTCGACACCGGACCCTTGATGGTGTCGGCCCAGACATCGGATAATTGCTCCATGGCTTTGTATCCCTGTGGCTGGAATTGGTTTGTGGCGGTTTGGAGACAAATGAGTTTGTTGGTCTGTGTTTTGACTACGGGTTCCAAGGGTGTGGTTTTGGTCGCTTTGATGAGAGCTTCGGGCGCTTTAGGGAAGAAGGCGTAATGACTGAGAGGAACAATGCGTTTGTGGGTTTGGGCTAGATAGACTCGTTTTTCTGAGTCCTCTTGACCCCGGGAGTCTTCGGCCCCCTTTTCTTGACGTCGTGAGTCTTCGACCCACTTCTCCAGTCGTGAGTCTTCAACCCACTTCTCCAGTCGTGAGTCTTCAACCCACTTAGCAAAAGCCTCGGGACCATCGAGAGTAGCACTCAACATAATCATCTGTACCTGTGGAGGAAGTGTCATAATGGTCTGTTCCCAGACATGTCCTCTCGATTGGTCATTGATATAATGCACCTCGTCCATGACCACTGCCGCCAATTCTGTCGTTAAATCCATTTCGAACGAGAGGCTGGATTCTTTTTTTTCGGTTCCACCATTCAATAGAAACAACCGATTATTGAGGATTTCGGCGGTCATAATCAAGAGGTTCGCGGTAGGATTGGTCTTGATATCACCGGTGCAGAGTCCGACACTAATATCGGGGAATTTCCGGCTAAAATCGTGGTATTTTTGGTTAGAAAGTGCCTTGATTGGACTCGTGTAAATCACCCGTTTCCCCTGGCTGATAAAGTGTCGAATAGCAAACTCGGCTGGTAATGTTTTGCCCGAGCCGGTTGGAGCGCATACGAGGACATGGTGGCCGTCCACAATGGCCTTGATTGCGTGCTTCTGGAAATCGCTTAATTGGATGCCGGAGGAGGCCTCGAGAGAGGTGAAAAGAGGGTCGTCGACCGGGGCAGCAGAACAAATGACGGGCATATTCGAAACAATTTTTCATGAAAAAGGAGAGGTAGATTCTAGAATATAACCTCTCGAAATGTTTATGTTGTTGGTGGATAATACAATGGCGTGTTGTTTATGCGGACAAGTACAACAAGTCCAACGCATGGAATGGGTCGTTTTCATTTAGTTCGTCGAGAAACCATTGGGGCGCAGGCGGCCTGCTAAATCTCGCGGCAATAGATTGTAAATATGTGTGTACTTGGGTTTCGCCGCGGCGTTGGTATAATATCAGTTTCTGGTAAATTTGTTCTTCTGTGAATGAGTTTCCGCACAGTTGGTCTAATACAACGAATCGTAAGAATTTCTTCATATCAACACCGATTCCCTTCCCGCGCAACACAAAATCTTGGAATGAATTGTCCAATACTTGAATTAGCCCCGAGTATTTATTGTAGTTTTGAAGTATCGACGCAATCAATTGTCCAAAGGTATCGCAAGTCAAAACGCCAAGTTTCTCGTAAAGCTTTACGCTGAGCATAAGACGCTCTGAACTGATGAGTTGGGCCGACAATAAATAGCGAGTGGCCGACTCGATGACCGCAACACAAAGATATTCGGGGTAAAATGACCAGTCGCGCGCTTGTTCGAAATACGGAATAAATATGGTGTCGCGCATTTTGTCGTAATACTCCACCATTTTATCGGCGGACTCGTAATGATTCAATTGCATTTTCAGTTGATTTTTGACTGATTCTTCGATGTCGGCTAAAGCAGATATAATCAAAGCTCTGCCGATTTCCGCGTCAATTCTGGCGATGGAATTGTAGACTCCCATGTGTTTCGAACATAACTCTGCTATCTTCTCAAACTCGGTTGGATTGGTTTTCGTAAATTCGCCGAGCGCAGCGAGGCGATTGAGACTAAACATCAGATTCTCTATCCGAATACGTTTTCCCGTATCATTTTGCTGCATAAACGCATGAAGTCGCTTCTCAAAGTGTCCGAATCCAGATAGTTTAATCATTGTGTCGACAAACTCCTTGTCATTGAGTATTTCGCGCACTTTCGTCTCTTGTGTCTTCGGTTTCAGCGTGCTGAACTTCTTGCCATTCTCGTTGATTCCGATTTTGAGGATTTGTTCAGGAGACAATTTGAATCGGTCGCCGTGTTTCTGAGTCATTCTGTAGAGATATGCGTCAATTGCGCAAAGAGGTATAATTCCAACTAGATGTTCCGATATATTACGCGTATTGAATGCCTCTGACACGGTGTTCTCGACCTGGGAAAACATTTCGCCCAATTCGCCGGTTATTTCCAGTTCGTCTTCTTCTGACTCGGGAATCAACTGCATATCGTCGGCTTTGTTTACCACGACCAGTGTGTAGATTTTCTTGTGGTTCGCCTCCAATTGTTGTCGGGTGTGGTCCGCGATGAAATTCAAGATATCTGCTTCATCGCTCGTATTGAGGCCGGAATGAATGTCTACAATAAACACCACTAAATTGAATCGAGAGAAGTTGCGTTCCAGGTATTTGTAGTAGACGGTTTTTGTGCGCGCATCATTGAGGCCGGGGATGTCGTACACATTGACGTAGGAATCGGGTAGAATATTGATGTCGAGTTTGCCAACATTGAACTGGAGTTCGGCGTATTCTGAGTCTTTTACTGCCGACCCAGACTCCGTCTTCTCGATGATGTCTTTGTTTTTCTGGGCGATTTGCTCGAAAATGTGTTCGGGGGCGTCGAGATTGGACGCGTCGTTCTCATTTTCGATATAGACGGTTGGAACCATCGTAGTTCGCTTGATTTTGCATTGGGTTAATTCTTCACAGAATATTGCGTTGAGAATGGTGGACTTACCTGTGGATACGCCGCCGACGAAACACAAGTTGATATTGTCGACGGGGAGGGTTGAAGGTGGTTCTTCTTCTGGTGGAGGAAGAACTTGCTCTTTCGCGGAAGCCTGTAATTTGGCTTTTCTGGCATTTCTAAAGGCTGCAGCGGGATTTGGTTCGTCGCAGAATCTTGAAAACTTGGAAATGCTTGACATTGTTTTGTTAGAGAGAGAGGATTGATTTGTTCGGAGTGAATATTAACACAGATTGATTCGTTTGTTGAGAGGATGAGGTTGAAAAAAACAGGTTCAATTTTATAAAATGCCGGCTCGTGTATTGTGGTAGACTGCAAATGAAGTAGTTTGCAAGTTTTGTGTCTATATTCTATGCAATAATCAATTCCATTTTTGTCGTAATAGGATTGCAACATACACATTTTTACATTTCAACGACCGATTTACCATTCAATTTGGTAATATTCACAACAATTTTTACATGATTTAGTAATATTAACATCTGGAAATGTATCTTGTACAACATCAATAATTGATGTTGTAATTTCTTCTCTCGTAGTATAAGTCTTAGAAATAGATAGAATACTGTTTGAATTACTTCTTAAGGTCTAGTTGATAATTTCGATGCTATAAGCGAACCGGAGGTTCGCTTATAGCATCGAAATTATCAACTTACCCTATATGCTGGTCGTATTGGTTTTTAACCAATACGACCAGACATTAACCATTCTTTGTGTCCATCATAGTAATCACAAGGTCCACCGTCATCTCGTTTTTTACACATAAGAGTGAATTGATATTCATTTACCCCATTTTTGGCTCGTTCTATTATTTTATCTTGAATGTTATCAATTGTCGATGTAAATTCTTCTATTAATATCCGACTTAGTTCTTCTTCATGCATACCTCTTAATTGTTTTTTGTATATTTTTTCACCGAATAAATATACACAGTTTGCAAGTAAAATGATAATAAATAGATTCATATTATAGTATTATAATGTTATAAATTCGCTATATTTATTTCATTTTTCTTTGAATATAGTTTTCACGGTCTTTTGTAAATGGGTTATATATTAATAGGTTTGTCCAAACCCACGGTTTGTCGGGATTCTGATTCACAATATCCCACGTTAGATTTGGATTCATGGACAATCCATACCAATCCCACGGGTGGTCAGGATTCTGTTGCACAATATCCCACGTTATATTGGGATGTTCTGATATTCCATACCAATCCCACGGGTTGTCCGGATTCTGTTGCACAATTTTCCAGGTGAGATTGGGATTAGAAGATATCGATTCCCAATCATCATCGTTAAAATCTACGTCTTCTTCCTCATTCAGACGTGATTGGATTATTAATACGGCTTTGAACCATTTTTCCGACCATTCATTTAGAATTTCAGATTGCATATCTTTTGCTTTGCAAGAGGAGTCGCTGAGTTGGCTGTTTTGTTGACCAACAATCCTCTCGATTTCGGGACAATCATTTGTGCGGTTCAACGCGCGTTCAATCCCCGCCATCCTCTCGACGAATCCGTCTTCAACGCGCGTTCAATCCCCGCCATCCTCTCGACGAATCCGTCAATCATCCGTTGTTGTCTGTCAATCCTCTCGGTCAATTCAGACACCAACTGTTTCTGCCGGTTCAGTTCAATAATCAATGCTTTGTCGCCGGTCTTCTCGACCATGCGTAATTTGAATACCACAGGGAGAAATCCATCTACCGAACAATCAAAATCGAACACTAAATGCTTTGTTCCCGCATTCTCGCTCAGTGAAATGTTGACTTTGTAAGTCGATTTGCCCGTCGGTTCCACGAGTTCTGCAAAACATTTGTTAACCAATTTGAATATTGCCGTTATGTCGAAAGAGAGGCGGAATGCGGCCTGGTCGAACTTACCTTCGTAGCATGCATAACTCACATTGTTTGTCAGGTGGATAATGATGTGGTGGTCGGAGAGAGAGGTGGTTATGGTATATTGGTCGTTGCGAAACGTTTCGAGAGAAGAATCGTTTATATGGGTTGTCATTTTGAATAGGTAGTAGGTTCGTTGGATTGTTAGGATAATGTATTTGTGGGTCTTCGATGTTCAATTTTTTCGGATGGCTGATAAAAAAGAGTAGGAACAAATAATGTGTTTATGGGGAAACACATTATCTGTTTATTCCAAGGGTTGGCCCTTAGCTTTCTTGTATTTCGCGTAGGCCTTGTACTTCTTCAACAATTCACGCTGGACCCTCGTCTTGTTCTTGCGGGTATTGCGACTTATGGCTGACCCGAGCTTTCTCTTCTGTGTCTTGTTTTTAGGATTGGCGGCGTGATATTCATCGCGGCATTTCTGTTTGGACGCAGCACACATATATGTCTGCTTGTGTTTCTTCGCCCACTTCTTGACAAATTCTACCCACTTATTGTTCGACATTATATATTGTGTTGCGATTTTCTAATGCAGACAAAACTCGATGCCGGTTTGTTTGCAATAAGCGTCAATTTCACATTGATGATAAAAGTTAAGGAGATTTCCGGTTCCATACACTACAAACTTCTTGATATTATGCTTTATTGATGTTAGGATTTCAATTAGGTCGTGGGGCAGGGCGCATCCGCACATCGTCAGTTCTTTCAAGTTCGGAAATTTGCGGATAATATCTCCGAATTCATGTTCGCTGCAGTTCATCATTGTTAAGCTCGAAACCGAATCATTTGACAAATATTTGAATGAGTCTTTGTCCACCCAATTCTGGATACACAAAGTCTCTAATTGATACAAGAACTTTAGTTTTTGCAGACATTCATGTGTGTGGCCATTTGCGGTGCGAACGCGAGACCCATCCAGAGTCAGACTTTGTATATTTAATGGGACATGTAGACCACCAAGTCCACCGCCAAATGGATTACTACTCTGCACTTGCATTAATTCGATTTCGGCGTGGCCGAAATGCGCAGTCTTCGAATCGATTCCCGCAATTACATCTGACCATTCGTTTTCCAATTTCGCGAACCGCAGGTCGGTATTCGACACAACGTCTGCTAGTTTTTGTTCAAATTTGACTTTCCGCTGGTCAGATTTCGTCGACAGGACTTTTGTAGTTGTTTCTAACTTAGCAACCCGGTCTTCGATTGGTGAAGCCAAGTCGGGGTTTTCCAATTTATTGCTTAAATCGTTGTTCATTACCTCCATCCGGTTCATCAACTCCACAATAAATTGTTTCTGTCGCTCCATTTCCGCGCGCATCTTATCCACTGTTCCCGTCAAATCGGCTATCATCTGTTTCTGACGGTTCATCTCCACAATGAGTCCTGTGTCGCCCGCGGCGACCCTCTTCTCCGCCAAACGCACTATAAAATGCGTTTCGAGAATGCCATCCACCATGTAATAGAATTTGACCATGAGATGTTCCGCGCCAGTATTCTGGATAAGTTCGATTTCCACCTTGGAAGAGCCGACCTCAGTGAAACATTTATTGATTAGTGTAAATGTGTCGGCCAGGCCAAATGATATACCAATGGCCCGCGGGTTGAAATTTCCTTCGTATCCTACATAACTAATATTATTGACCACGTGAACAATAATACTGTGGTCTCCAATAGAAGTGGTTATGGTGTAATGTTCGCTGCTAAACGTGTTCATTGTTGTTTGAGAATTCAGATATTTTAGTATTGTATTTATAAATCATGTCCACTAATGTTTCAATTTTACAAAATAAAAAAATAGGTTATCGATAGGGATTTACTTACCATGCTTCTCAACGAATCAAATCATCTAAGATAGATTCAATTCAATCCCAGTTTGTGTGCAATAGGTCTGCATCTCAGTCTGGTTAAGTCCCGAACATGATTTAAAATTCAGTTTTGTTATTTTATGTGAAATCGAACGTAGCGTGGAAACAATCGATGCGTCCATCGCAACTGATAACATTGATAACTCTTCTAGAGCGGGAAAGTTTTGGATGAACGCAATATCCTTGAAAGTTGGGGCTTCTTTTATGGTTAACTTACGAACCGTTTTATTTGACACAATCTTGGGAACATGGCCCCATTGACAGTTGATCAATGTCAATTCTTTCAATTGATAGAAATACTTTACCTTCTCGAATGATTTTTGGTTCACATGATTTCCGGAATCGTTAATTTCAATTGATTTGGAATCAATTGGGTAAGAACGAACATATTGGGATTGAGAAGAAGGAGGTTCTGTAAAACAAATATCCGCATGTCCGAGAGCTTCCAGCCGTCGCTCCATTTCTTCCATGCGCCGCATCATTTCTTCTATCGCAGCTTGGTACGTTTGTTCAATCCGATGAATATTGACGCTCAGTTGGGCGTCATTCGACATCAACTTCTCACGAAGCAGCACAGTAAATGCCACATTTAGAAACCCTCCCACTACCGCTCGGAAAGACAGCCTCAACACACTATTGTCGAGTTCCATTCGAACTTCATATCCGGCTTCTGGCTCGTCCACAAAACATTTGTTTACAAGTTTGTGTATATCCGCCAGTTCAAACGGTAGCTTGAATGCTGCCTGATCAAAATTACCTTCATAGCACGTATAACTCTGATTGTTAACTATTTTGACGTAAATCGTCCTCTCGGTGAGAGAAGTCGTAATAACGTTGGATTCCTTGCGAAAAGTGTTCATTTTGTTGAGAAGAAGATTGAATGGGAGGTTATGTCTCTCTACTTCCATCTCCTCTCGACAAATCAATTTTCATTCGACTTACGAGATAGATGTGATTCGCTTCGCACCATATAGATACCATAATCACAATCTGATGTTTCGGCTACTTCAAACCCATACCGTTTCCAAAAATCCGCGGCGTTATCATCACACGCCACTAATGATACGATTGGATGATTATCCAGTATTTTATTAATTATTTCATTTCCAATCCCTCTTCCACGATATTCCTTCACAATTACAATATCATGAATAAACAAACAATTCATTTCCACTTTAGTTAATAATGTATTTATTTTTGGCGGAGATGATATGTTATATGGATGTGATATTACATAACCTTTTACACCATTATCATCGTATACATAACAACCTTCAGGAAAACTGAAAAATTTATTTTCATATATTATTTGGCTCTCCTTATGCGTTGTCCATATATCCATTGCTATGTTGTATACGCATGGCATATCTTCAATCAACATCTCACGCCATAAACTCTCTGGACCCATAATATTTTATTATATATCTAGATATTCGACTTACGCAGTGGTCGGAAGCAATATCAACCGCTACAGTATACAATGGAACAAACGGTCGAAGAACAAGACCAGATGTATGTTGCGTTTGTTAAATCATTCGCGCCCATCTTGCTACACTTCTCTTCTCGCACTCCCAGAATTCAACGTATTATCAATGAATTTACAAATATGCGAGAAGACGAAGTACCAGACCACGAAAAAGTGGATGTGTTGAGAACGTGGGTAGATTCCATACAAGACCAGCTCGGCGAACTATCGGGCGAAGAAATCCAAGAAATAATGAGTAGGGCAAACATGCACAGAATATCCGAGGAGGCTTTGTACAAAGAACCCTATTCACTCAGCAACAAAAAACGCGCGAGAGGAGAAACATGTACAATAACCATGGACCCGTTCAAGCGCGACGAATATTATGTGGATTTCTTGGATAAAGGGAAGCCTTATAAAGTGGCGGCGATTCTACAGTATTATAAGTTGATGAAAGAGTCCAATATAGAGAGGACGGAATGGAAGACTCCTCTCCGGAATCCCATCGATGAGAAGCAACAGAAGCTGCTTGAAGATTTGGATGTGTGGTATAACATGCAGCGTAGTTGCAAACGTCGTAAGAGTCGCAGTTCGAGAGGAGGCAAGAGAAGAAGAACACTCCGCTTGCGTAAAAATTGAAAGACTTTTTATTTCTACTCTTCTCAACACATCAATTTCAAACCGACTGTTGTTCTCTCAAACTCTCTCTTTAAACTCGAAAATGTCCGTAAAGACCGCCTCTTTCTCCATCGAAGTAGTGCATAATTGCATGCTCGACATCGATGAGATACTTTATAATATCCGTCAATTATCCGCTCAGGACCTCTATATCCAGGTAAGACAGCTGAACAGCCTTGCGCGTCTCGCCTACGAAGAGTCGCTCAAATCCAGCCGCGTGCATGAAACGCACTACTACGATTTGGCTGAACAAATCGACGATTTAATTCTGTCGATGAACAGCATCTTCGCATTCCCGCCGGCGCGCAGCACAACTACGACGATGGCCATGTTCGGCTCTCTTCTCGAGGAATTCGAGAGGATTGACCGCCGGCTCAAAACCATCGATGTTGTCTGCGACTATCCCCGCACACGTAAGTACAAAAAACAGGTAAAATCTAGCTGCTGGGTCGACGCCGACGGCTTCCGTACCAGAAATCCCGCACTCTCTGTACCTAGCGCTGTTTGCCCCGGCGCTCCAATCAAAGCCCGCCCTACCGATTCACACAAATTCGTTCTCCTGGCGCCCAAAAAGCTGGATTTCGAGGAACCAGATGTCGAAGAAGGCGAAATCGCGGAGCCTCCTAAACCTGAGGTGAAAGACGATAGTCGACCTGAGGTGAAAGACGAGAGTCAACCTGAGGTGAAAGACGAGAGTCAACCTGAGGTGAAAGACGATAGTCAACCTGAGGTGAAAGACGAGAGTCAACCTGAGGTGAAAGACGAGAGGTTCATCGCGTTCAGAAACTTCATCAACCGATATCTCGTCGAAATGGCCGAGTTGTCCAAAACCTCGATGGACCAGAAGGAGAAGTTCCTGCTGCAATGCAAGAAACTGCAGACGCTGTTCAGTTACTTGAGCCTCAGCTCCGACTACATCATCTCCACACCTACATTCAAAAACGGCAACCCTCGCGGCTTCATCCCCACCGTCATCAAAAAAACGGTCGAACTCGCATCCCAGCTCGAATCTCGCTACCTCGCCATCCGCTCCCTCGGCGGCCGCGTTGACCCCCTCATCCGCGCCGAAAAATGCGAGGCCATCCGGGTCCTGAACGAGGTACACAAATTATTCAAAACTTGCGCTTAATACCTTCTATCCCTAATCCACACATCGCAGTAGTAATAGTAGTAGTAGTAGCCTAAAACCAAAAAAAACAAAAAACAAAAAACAAAAAACCCAGAAACAATAAAAAACAATAAAAATTGAAAAACTTTTTATTGTGTCGACGGCTGTTCTATATCTAACGAACATTCTTTGAAAAATGGGAGCCGGCATTGTTTTACCAAGAGAACGGATAATTGAGATTGCACGCCGGGAATTAGACCGCACGTTTATTGAATACGACACCAATCGGAGACTGGTCGACGACAATGGACTTCTGTTGCCGGAGTCATTTGACCGAGAGGAAGAATACCGCGAAAATATCCGATACCTAAAGTATATGCTCCGTAAAATTGAATAAACACGATAGATTTAAAGATGACCTAAAACACTCCTAAAACACTCCTAAATATGCCGAAAAAAACCCAAATTCTCTACAATCAGCTCGATAAGAAAGCGTTGGCGGACATTGCCCACCGGTATCCGGATATCGAGGACCTGTCGACCAACCCCAATGCATGGTTTGACATGGAAGATACCGTTAAAAAATACCCCAATAGCCCTCTTGTGTGCATCAGTTTTCGTGTAGGAACCTTGCCGCCGCTCAATCACTTGAAAAACATGCGAAATTTACAGATAAACAATAGTGTATTTTTGGAACAGCCGGCGCACCCATTTCCGAGCTGGATAGAA